ACGACTATGCCATCCTTCTGGAAGAACTTCGTCTCTTCTGCTTCAAGCAGCGGCTTTAGGTAATCCTCTACCAGCACATCGTCGGTAAGCCCGTGCCGATTGAGGACTTCTGGCATTTTAAGGCGAATGTTTTCAAGTGCTTGCGAGCCAAGCTGGCCGACGTAGCCGTTATCCGCGTAACCTGCCTCGCGCGCGGCCTCGGTGATGCTCATGCCCTTGACGAGATTTTTGACCAGGGCGCGTTGCTGCGGAGTCAGTTTCTTTGCCAAATTAGCCTCGGATCGCCGCTACCAAGCCGACCGCGTTGGTTACGCTGAGTAGTCTTACCCGGGCGAACTTCGGTATGTTCCAGGTGCAATCGGCGTGGAAGGTGTTGTTGGTGGCGTCTACGCTCGTGATGTTGAAGCCGGCAAGCGTCTGATAGTTGGCGTCAGCATCGGCGTCGGCGCCCTGGATGTCCACTTCGAAGGCTCCGGGAGCTCCGCTGAACTTGCCATCGACCGCAAAGCCAAGCGATGAGTTGAGTGAAACCGGGCCTGACAGGGCAAAGGCTTGGCCAGCTTGCGGGGCTGCCGGGGATTCGTACTGGATGCCGATCGCCGTACCTACGCCGCCCGTGTCCGGGGCTTGGTGCAGAATGACGGGATCGTTGGGGACCAGGGTTGCGGTTGTCGCTGAGCCGATGGCCGTCACCGTGTACCAGCCGTCAAAACGGGTTCCAAGCACGGAGGTTGGCTCGAGTCCGGTCACGCCGCTGATGACTCCAAGCCCGATGTAGACGCTGCCGCCGACTTGCCAATTGTGGGCCGCGCTGACGGTAATCGTTACTACTCCGCCGGCCGCGCGCACCAATCCGCCCGGTGAGGCTGAGATGGTCGATGCGAGGTATTTGCCGAAGCTGTAACCCACAACTCCACGCATGAGCCCAGCAAGGGGATTTTGCAATGATGACTGAACGTAATTTGGCACGCTAAGTCCTTATTATACAAAGGCTTCGACGGTGTAGTACACCACAACCGACGCTGTCCCCGTTCCCGCGGCGTAGTTGTTCGTCGCTTTGGTGATGAACAGGGCCGCGTTTTCATCGGTAGGCGGGCTGGCGGCAGTGTCGAGGCCGGCGGCAAATGGCGTGTATTGGTGCGTGCGGTTCGGGGAAACAGTCGTAATCATGCCCTCTGCCACCGTCAAAGCAGTGCGCGAGCCAACCGTCAACGTCACCGCGCCGCCGGCGTTGGTGTAGGCCACAGTTCCACCTGCGAAGTTGATCGTCACGGCAATCGGGTTGATGTAGAAGCCCGCGCCCGGAGCGGCAACGACCTGGATTGGAGTCGTCAGCAAGGCGAGAATCTGCGCCGAAGTCAGGTTGATCTTGGCGTAGTTCATGCCCACAGCGGGGAATGGGCCGGGGCTTGTTCCTACGCTTGAGGTTGCAAAGAATTGCTGGCCGTCAAAAGCCGAAGGAGCCTGCGTTACGGTGGGTGCCATGGGTGTTTCCTCTCAGATTTGAATTTGGAGTCTCAATGCCAATGCTTCGGAACTCTCTAGCCGCTCGGTGTGCCGCTTGTGGCGGGGATCTTCGAAGATGAAGAGCCCCCGGTAATAGTCCGGCTCTGTGCGTGCGCCATCCATCGCCATGGTTTTGGCCTGGTATTCTCGCGGGCCGGTCTGCTCGAGGGATGAGCCGAGCAATAGAATTTCTTGCCGGCTGGCGTGGCGTTTGAAGCCGTTCGGGTAGCGAATCAGATAGTTGCGGTGCGGCAATAGAAAACCTTTGACGTGCTCGGGTCGAGGCAACAGGAATCTGCCCCTGCCTGTGGTCAGGGAGTGCGCGCACAAATAATTCGCTAGTTTGGGCGGGAATGCAAGAAAATAAAGGTGTGTCGTTTTGAACACAGTTATGCGACTGCCCGTGCCCTGCTGACTTCGCGGTCCTTCGCCAGACATCTCACGCACTTGACACGACCCCGTTGCGCCTTCCGCACTGAACATTGCAGGCAAATCCCTTGCTTTCTTTGCCTTGCGCGGCGTTTTATGGCGTATATCCTGTTATATTCAGTCCTTTTCCTAGCCATGTACCCTAGTATGCACGATTATTTTGTCTTGTCAAACGAATTATGTTGACAAGACTCCGCATTGCGCGTATCGTTTGAAACATGGACATCCAAGCCCGCGTCGCCCTGGACAAAGAGAAGCACCCCGAAAGATTCTGCAAGCAAAACCGCTGCCTCTGGCGGGTGCTGGTCTGCCACCCCATGACACGGGAAATGGTCCCCGCCAAGGGTTGCGAGTCGGGATGGTGCCCGCGCCATACCCGAGCGGAACAGCCCGTTGTGCCAGCCCCGGCCACCGAAAGACGGGAACGCACCCAAGTCGAGCGTAAAGTTGATGCCCTGCTCGATGAGGTTTCGTTTCTGCTGTGGGGATGCCCGTTTGACGTGCTGGATCCGGTGCGGGCTGACGCTGTGATTGCCGAAGCTTCCATGAAATTTGACGTGAACCTGGTCGAGCAGGGCGATCTCGCACGCAAAGCGGCAAGAGAAAATGTTTGAAGAGGTTTTGCACAAACCTCAGCAAGATCAGTAGTTTACGAGCTAGCGCAACAGGAAACCGAGGAGGGGCTGTGACCGAGCATGAAGCGTTCAAGATCGAGCACAAAGGATTCATCGCTACGGCTTGCCTCAATGATGATCCCATGGTGCAGGACGCCAACATCGTTGTGACGCGAGACGGTGTGCTGTTTGGCGAGTTCAAGTATCCGGCCTACCGAATCTGGAACATCTACGCGCACTGGCAGGATGAAGTCGAGACGTTGCTTGCCAAGGAAGAACTTGAGCGCGATTCACAGCTACGATCCGAAGGGAGGCCCGCATGACCGTTGATGAAGACGAAGGACTCGCGCAACTCGAAGGCATAGTGGCCTACCTAGCCCCGCTCGCCGCTGCCGACGAAGCCGACCAGCTCACCGGAGATTTTGAAGCCTATTGCGTGGTGGAGTCCTGCCAGGAAGCTGTGCTCGAAGCGTACAAATGCAGGTTTTGCGGCCATCCGATCAGCGACAAAACCGACCGCTATTGCTCGAAAAACTGCTACACCGCCGACATGGAGGGAATGTGAATCTACTAGAGAAAATCATGAACATTCTGAGTTTTCAGGACTGGAAGGAGGCTTCAGAGCGACCAGGATGGGCTGGGCGACGCACAAAAATGCGCCATTCCAGAACGCCTTTTGCGGGCCGTGGTCATCAGTACGGCGAGCAGAAGATGACCGTCGAGGAGTTTGCCGATAAAACCGCGCGCAATGAGCGATTCGCCGCACTCCGAGCCAAAGGAACGCCTCACGTCAGCAAATTCTCAACCGTGCGCGACAACAAGAGTGTTTGGTGCGTGGTGCGGCCTTGAGCCTGGAAACCATGGATGGCCATGTCTGCCCGCACTGCGGAGCCACCATCTACCTAGACGAGTGCGAATGCGACGGCAGCGAGATGTCCATCGACGAGTTTGAACGGCTCCTCAAGCGTGCCTGGCTGGCCGAACAGCGCAAAAAGGTCAAGGAAGCTTTGGAGCGCGCGCTTGGCAAACCTAGCTTTGCGAATAGGTGGACAAGAAATGCGACCTAACGATGCGTTTGCGGCTGTGGCTAGCCTGTTGGTGCCCATCATCGGCAAAAGCTACCGAGAGCAAGAGTTGACCGCCGAAGAATGGGACCGCTGGACGGATGCGATTTTGCTGCTGGCTGAGACTGAGAAAAACAAGCTAAAGGAGAACGAATGCCCGAAGACGTGAAGACAGCGGAGATTGTGCCTAGTAACGGAGTTGCTACCCCTGCGCATCTGCTGCAGATTGCCGTAGCGCAAGGCGCGGACATCGACAAACTCAAGCAACTGATGGACCTGCAAGAAAGATTCGAGGTGCGCGAGGCCCGCAAGGCGTTTGTCTCGGCCATGAACAAGTTCAAGTCGAATCCCCCGGACATCAAGAAAAACAAGCTGGTGCAGTTCGATACCTCGAAGGGCCAGACCAGCTACCGCCATGCCACGCTTGACCACGTTTGCGACGAAGTGACCAAAGGTTTGAGCGGTGTCGGCATCACTCATGCATGGAAAGTCGGGCAGGAGAAAGACGGCCTGATTACCGTTACCTGCGTGCTGACGCATGAACTCGGGCATAGCGAAAACACGCAGTTGATGGGCTTCCCTGATGACTCAGGCGGCAAGAACAAGATACAGGCCATCGGGTCGACGGTTACTTATTTGTCTCGGTATACCTTACTCTCGGCCTGTGGCCTAGCCTCAGGCGAAGACAACGACGGCCAAAGTTCCAGCAAATCTGGCGTCTCGGCAGAAGACCTCGCAAAGCAGATTGAGGAAATCTCCAATGCGAAGGATGCATCAACACTAAAATTCCTTTTCACGGTCGCTTACGGAAAGGCTCGGGAACTTGGAGACCGATCGGCGATGGCTCAGTTGATTGCTGCCAAGGATTCCAGAAAGCAGCAACTCGAATGACACGCGAAGAATATACGGCTTGGCCAGCACGGTTCTGGGCGAAGGTTCACAAAACTGAATCCTGCTGGTTTTGGATAGGCGGTGCGAGCCACAGCTATGGAACGATCCTGTACCAAGGAAAGCGTACCAAGGCTCACCGTATTTCGTGGATGCTGGCATTTGGAAAGCCGCCGGCAGAGTTGGACGTTTTGCACCGCTGCGACAACCCGCGCTGCGTAAATCCAGACCATCTGTTTCTTGGGACGGCACTGGACAATATGCGGGACTCAGTTACGGAACTATTGCGAAAAAATTTAATGTAACGACGATGACCGCGTATCGTGCTTGTGTCGGTCAATCATGGAGGAATTTATAATGGCACTGATTGAAGTCCAGCAAGGTTCCGCCGAGTGGTTGACTATGAGATGTGGCGCAGTAACCGCTTCTCGAATGGCTGATGTGCTGGCCAAGCTCAAGAAAGGCGGGGATTCACAGGCCAGAAAGAATTACAAGGCCGAGCTCGTTTGCGAGCGGTTGACAAATCGCGCTTACGAACACTACGTCACGCCAGCTATGGAATGGGGAATAGAAAACGAGAAATTAGCTAAAGCCGCTTATGAAGCCGAGACAGGGGTGGAAGTTCGTCCAGGCGGGCTGGCGGTTCATCCTTCCATTAAATGGTTGATGGCCTCGCCGGATGGATATATCGGAGAAGACGGTTTGGTCGAGTGTAAATGCCCAACCACGGCAACGCACGTCGAATGGATTGCCGCTGGCGTAGTGCCTGCGGAATATCATCCTCAAATGTTGTGCCAGATGGCATGCTCTGAAAAACAGTTTGTCGATTTTATCTCCTTCGATCCGCGTCTTCCCTACGCTCTGCAACTTTTCATCCGCAGAATGGAGCGTGACGACGCCCGCATAGCCGAGATGGAGGCGGAAGTCGAGAAGTTCATCGGCGAAATCGAGGACAGCATCATTGCCCTGAGCAAGTGCAAGCTGATCGACTTGGACCCCACGCTAGTCGGCAAACTAAAAGAAAGTCTGTCTGATGCCTGAGCACTACACCAAAAACACGATAGAAGCGACTTGCTGGTGCAATCCCTGCAACGCCATGACACAGCACAGAGTAGACAGCGGGCGGCGCGGCCCTTGTTTGGCTTGCATAAAGAAACGCGAAGAACAAAACAACATTGACCGCATCCGGCGGGGGCTTCAACAAGAACAGCGAGAAGAACGCGAGAGGCAGAATCCAAAGTTGTTTTGAGTTGCTGGAGGCTGGCAATGAAGAACCCTAGGCCCGTCACCGAGGAAGAACTCATCATGGCCGAAGACGTGGAAGCCGACCGCCGCCGCGCGCGAGCCATCCTAGCCCAGTTGCGGGAGCGGCACGACATCACCGGCGAAGAATTGCTGGTGGTTTTGTGCTGGCTGGGAGCGCTGGTGGTTGTGGCGATTGGTTTAGGATTGTGGGCGAATCAGTGATTGCCCGCGTTAGGATTGCCCCGGTGGAGCAGTGGTGCGAAGTCGCGCTAAAAATTGCCGGGAAAGACCGAAAAGTATTTTTGCAGGCTGGCAAAGAAGTGCTCATCATTATCGACGATGTTAGAACGGGCCACGTGTGGGAATGCGGTGGCCGGGAATGGCAAATGGAAGAAACTTGTGCCTTGGCGCGCAGGGCAGAGATGGGTAAGGATTTGATTCCTTCCCGATGGTGGATCTGCGAGCATATGCTGGAGATGGACTAGCCATGGTCAATCGAGGAGAGGCGCCAGTAATGGAAGCAGCCTGTCATTGCGGGGATGTTTACTGGCACGGCCAGCCCTGCCCGGTGCACGGAAGCCAAAACCAGAAGCCCTACAAAGAAGCCGCCTGGCGATGCGAGTACGTGTTTGAGCATACCGGCAACCGCTGCCAGCTCCCCCTTGACCATTTTGGCAGCCACCGCTGGAACAAAGAAGCTGAACAGCCCACGGAGATGCTCTCCCTTCGCAAGATCAACGAAAAGCTGGATTTGCTGCTGGCCATCAAGGACGACACCGTGCGGTTCAGGGAGTTGCTGCTCGGGAAGCTGGAAACGTTGACGGTCGGTCTTCAAAATCACAGACAGGCATACTTACAGCACGAATTGGCCTTGGTGAAACGAATCGAGAACGCCGATGGCCGGACAATTTACAAAATGGAGGCCATCGCCGCAAACCAAGTGAAATTGCTGGCGGCAATAGACGCGATCGGTGCAAATGGAGTAGAAGTCGTCCAGCGCCGAGAAGCCCAATACAAAGAGCTGCTGGCCGGGATAAACGAACTACTGGACCGCGAGGCCAAAGCTACCGCCGCCCTGCCAGGGATTCTCAAGGCAAGAGCGGAGCAGGTAGAGGCGATTAACCAGCGGCTGGCAGCAATTTTCACCCGGCTCTGCGCCCAGCAAGAGGCTCGCCGGGGCAAAGCAGTGAAAAGGAAGCAGCATGGCTAGCGCACCCAAAAAGGCTAGGTAGGGCTATGGACCGCGTAACAATGGAGACGACTGGTTGCTACGGCGGGCTGTACAGGTTTGTGTTCTTCCGGCAGATGAGCGAGGAAAAAGTGCGATGTTTCTACCCTAACGGCGAGCATGAAACGGTGACACTGGATTATTTTGTGAGTGTAATGCGTGCCGAGCAAGACAAAAGACGCGACCTTCTGGCGTACCGCAGAAGAAATAAAAAGGAGAAAAATGGACCCACTATTTGAAGTGCACATGCTCAATGAAGTCGGCAAAACTAAGGCTGGCAGATTGGCGGAGGAGTTTGACCGCTTACTGAGCGCGGTTGTCGGGATTGCTGGCGCTGGCGGGCGAGAAATAGCCATCGTCAAGACCAAACTAGAGGAAGGCTGTTTCTTTGCAAAAAAGGCGATGGCCAACCAAAAGGAAAACCAAGCATAAGAAGCCGCTAGGTAAGAGCCGCTCGGAACGTCGAGGTGGGTGAACCGCGGCGGCTGGCGGGGGCGCGGCAGTAGAGGGGGCTGAAAAGTGCAGACATGCAAAGTGAAGAAATGTGATCGGGAAGCCTTCGCTACGGGCTACTGCGGAAAGCATTATTCGCGGTTCTATCGGCACGGTCGCACCGATTACGTAGCTGCTCATTCCCGCAAGGGCGCATCGGCGGAAACCAACGTCATGCAAATTTTCCGCACAGCAGGCCATGAAGTAGAAAAACTAAAGCAGGCGGATGGAGATTTCCGCGCCGGGGACATGGTTATCGAAGTGAAATGCGCGGAGCGGAGATTTGACGGGGGAGTGCCATGCTGGAAATTTAATATTCACAGACACGGAGCTTTGAATGAGCATTGCGACTACTACGTTCTGCAATTCGACAAGGTGCCATACCATAGAAATTCCATCCACGCAGCATTCAAAGCTCCGCTCGGCAAGCTCACACTGGACTTCTCTCTTCGCAAGATGATTTCCGAGCTGGCCCCGGCAGTGCAGCTATTCAGAGATCTAGTCGAAAAAAGAGTTGACAGGCAAACAGAATGAGAGATAGAGCGCACGGGCCGGTAAGCGAAAGATTCATGCGGCACTATTATGGTGCTTCAGGCTTTGTAGCTAAATCCAAAGGAGGGTTAGTGGACATCAACAACATATTTACTTACCACGCACCAAGCGCAGAGCAGCTTCCGAAGTACGAAGCAATCCGCGCCAAAGCCAAGGAGATGGGCCAGTGCATAGTTGATAACACGCCAAACTGCGCAGACCAGACAGCGGCGATCCGGCTCTTGCGCGAGGCGGTGATGACCGCAAACGCCGCTATTGCACTCGACGGAAAGCTGTGATATGAAATGAAAAGAGGAATTCACGCGAGTCGGGCCGAGCGTTTAGCGGTTCTCATGGCTGGGCACAACTTTCCGCTCACCGACTCGCAGAATTTCTTAGAAAGTGCTCAGCCGATAATTGACCGACCTTTCCAAGTCTACGGCCTTCACTCTTGGCGCTTTGGCGCGAATGAAGGGTGTATTTGCAGTTTGCTGGTTTTCTGCGGGGTACGCCTATGCCATTCTCTGACCACAAGAAAAATCTTGCAGCGGTCCGCGCTTGGCAAAGACGAAACCCTGACAGGCAGGCGACATATCAGAGAAAGAGCGAAGGGCTTCACCGTGAGAGATACTTGGCGCGCAAGGCTGTCCAGAATGCGCTTACTCGCGGGAAACTTGTCAGGCCGGATAGGTGCTCAAAGTGCAGGAAAATCTGCAAACCGCAAGGCCATCATCCGAACTACAAAGAACGCCTCAACGTCATTTGGCTCTGCTATGACTGTCACCGTCAGGAACACCAATGAAAACCAGAGCTGGTCTGTCTGCTGCCTCATGGGTGCCATTGCTGAGATTGGCAGTGCGCGCATACCGCATTCCTTATACGGAGGGGAGCGTAGCCAAATCTATTCCCCGAATGGCATCCTTGAAACAGCAGAAGACGCAGCGTATCGCTCGCTCCGCAGCGAGAAAAACCACACTGAATCCGGTGAGCCACGTTCAACACAAAAGTTGTTCCACCCCCGGCGTGGAGATTCGTGCAGGTGTGGCGTGCGGAGTTATTTCTGGCTGGAACCTTGCCTGTTTGTAGTCAAAACACGACGTTGTTATGTTCTTAGAACCTTAGAACCAACGTCAAAGGCGGGAGAGACCCTTGGGTGAGGGAATGGGGGTGCTATGCCTACGATGAAAGAGATTTACTGGTTGGCGGGACTTCTTGAAGGTGAAGGATGCTTCCACGCATATAGACAGGGGAGAAAGAAAACTCCCAATCCATTAGTTCAAGTTCAAGTGGCCATGACGGATAAGGATGTCGTGGAGCGAATCGCTGGCATTATGTGAATTGTAATTTGCGGGCTCCATACCCGCCAAGGAAACCGCAACACAAAACGGTTTACTCTGTAGGCGCGTGCGGGGCAAAAGCTCTTGGCTGGATGATGACGCTTTACCCGCTCATGGGCGAACGTCGGCAAGCGAAAATTAGGGAGATTATCGGTGCAGCAAGATGTCCAAAAACGGTCTGAGCACAGCATAGAACTCTGGTACGACCCGAGCTTTGCCGCTCGCAAGTGGACAGTTCGTTGCAAAACGTGCGGATTTGTAGCGTGTTGCGAGACGGAGCAAGAAGCGGTTCACGCAAGGGAGGCCCATCGTGAGCGAAAGCAGATTCAAACGACCGAAACTGTGGCGCGCGAATCCGGAAACGCCTGAAGCGGTTGTGGGGTTTGAGTCCAAAGACTCCCGCCAGCAAAGGCGCGCGCGGCTAAGAAAGTCTGAATGGGAAAAGTTTAGCGGTGAGCGGGCTTTGCGGGACGATGGCGGAATTATCGCTCGCCGGGTCCGCAGGGACATTGCGCGATTGCAGTTCCAAGCGTTGTGGCAATACCAAAACGGTCGAGGCTTGACGCAGTAGTTACCAAAGGGGGCCGTGCGAGGACTACGCAGCGAGGGGGGCACGTGAGCGACAAGTTTAAAGAGAAGGCTGAAGCGTACCTCACGTTTGAGGAATCGAGTACCGAGATTGACGATGCTCACGCGGCTCGGCTCGCTGAACAGTTTGAGCAAGTCGCTTCACAGGAAGCGGACTGGTGGCACAAGCGATGGCACCAAGACACGGGC